TGCTGAGTATTTGGCTGCTGACGCTAGTGCAGATCAAAAGTCCTTCCTCAATAACATTCAACAAATCCTTAGGGACGTGAAGTTTAACGAGCAAGGCTACATTGTACTACCATCGGATAACTATCCGGATAAAGATGGTGCGCCTAGCGGTCAACGTCTTGTGGACATCCAGTTGATGAGTTCCTCAGGTACTCGTAACATTGATATTGACCCTATTGTAAGGCGTTACCAACATGACATTGCAAGAAGTGTTCTATCTGAGTTCCTTATGCTGGGGGGTGGTAGCACAGGCTCCTACGCTCTTTCTAAATCCAAGACTGATTTGTTCCTACGCGCTTTGGAGTCTTACATCCAGACTATCGTAGACGTACTCAATAAGCAACTCGTAGAGAAGCTGTGGGACTTGAACGGCCTTAACCCCGACCTAATGCCTAAGATTATCGCTGGTGACGTAGCACCACATGATCTTCGGGAGCTAGGTAGCTACCTTCGTAACCTCAATGGTGCTGATATTAACTTGGCTTCGCAACCTGATATTGTTGATGCTTTGTTGGATAACGCTGAGTTGCCTAAGTTGAATAGGGAACTCTACGAGCAAGACCTAGAGGCTGAACGTAGGATTGCCAATGCTAAGGCTAATCCCCCTGAAGCTACACAAGTTGAAGGTAAGGTAATCGAATGACAACTTGGGCCAGAAGGAACTATGAAGTCCCTGATGCTAGGTTGGTGCAGGCTGAAAGGGAGATTTACCAACAGTTTGGGGACATGGTGTCTATAGATGCTAAAGCTAAGTCACTCATTAAGTTTGGTAAGTCTGCCCCTTTGACTGCTGGTGTCTTAGCTACTATATGGACTGTTAACGCTGGTAATGAAGTCTATGTATCAAGTAATATCATTAATAGTATATCCTCTAGTTCTGCATTAGACAATGAAGAAATCTATATTGAGGGTCATACGGTAACTGGCACAGGGTTTGACCAAAAGTTCACCTTTGTAAAACAAATAATAAACCTTAACGGTCAAACAAGAGTAGCTTTGCCTATCCCTTTGGCTAGAGTTTCTGTCACTATAAATAACAATGGCAGCTTACTTCAAGGTCGTGTGGTAGTTTACGAAAATACAGCTATTGTTGATGGTATTCCTACAGACCTAACAAAGATACACAACAATATAGCGTTAGGGTTTCAAGAGTCCTTTAAGGCTGCAACTACCTTTAGTGATGAAGACTATTATATCCTAACTAATGGTTTTGGTGGCGTCTCTGGTAAACAAGCTGCTGCTGCTGACTTTTACCTAGAGGTAAGACTGGCTGGTAGGGTTTTTACCCAGAAGGCTGCTGCTACAGCTAATTCTTCTGGTAGTAACTTTAATCTTAACTTAGACCCCGCAGTTATAATCCCAAGAAATGCTGACATACGTGTTAGAGCCGAAGCTGATTCCAACAATGCTGTGGTGTTTGCTAGCTTTAATGGTTACTTAGCCAAGGTGGTAGGATGAATAAAGTTAATTTACATAAGGCCCGCTACAGCACAGACATCTTCACTACGGAAGGTGAAGCTAAGGCTCGTAGTATGGACATGGGTTTAGATGGTGCCATTCACGTATCCACATACGATGGACAGGCCGTGTACATGCCCGCTGAGAGCCAAGAGGCTTATTTGGCATACTACCTACCCGAAGGTGCTGAGGAGGTCTCTGGTGAGGCTCCTATGGACCGTATGGAGGTTATGGAATATGCGCTACAGTCTGTAGTCGAAAGTATCATGGAGTTTGTAGTGGATAAACAAGATAGAAGCCAGATTAAAATCCTCAAGATTGATGAAGAGCAAAGAATCATCTATGGATGGGCTTCTGTCACAACCTACAAAGGTGAGCTTGTAGTAGACCTACAAGGTGACGTAATCAAAACAGAGACGCTACACAAAGCCTTTAACAAGTTTATGAAGGGTGTACGAGTTGGAAAACTTAATCACTCAGGCGAGCAGGTAGGGCAGATTGTCCACTCCTTCCCCATGAGCAAAGAGATTTGTGAAGCCTTAGGAATCCAGTCTGACAAGGAGGGTGTTATTTCAGGTTTCCATGTAACTGATGACACTCTTTGGGAAAAAGTCAAGTCTGGTGAATATGCGGAGTTCTCCATAGGGGGCCGCGCACAGAAGCAGGAGTTCTAATGCCTACTGAACTTATTAACCTAGAACTGGACGAATTGAGTTTGGTTCCCAAGGGGGCTAACCAAATGGCTAAAGCTCCTATCTTTAAAGCCTTCAATGGAGAAGAAATGACGGATACCCTAGAAAAGATGGACCCAGAAATGGATACCAAGATTAAGGAATACATGAAGGCGAAAGGTTGTGATCGTAAGACTGCAATGGACGCTCTAATGAAATCCTTGGATGATGTAGTTAAGCTACAAGCTGAGAATGAGCGCCTGCGTAAGGGTCTTATTGACGGTGGCTACAAGATTGAAGCTGACGCTATCACCAAAGCTGCCCCTGCTGAGTTTGTAGAGTATGATGGTGAGAAAATCAATAAGGCTGACATTCCTGCGCCTATCCTTAAGGCACTTGAGGTAGCTGAGTTTGAGAAAGCCGATGCTATCCTTACTAAGAAGGCTGAAGCTACCCTCCCACACTTTGATACTGATGTAGCTAAGAAACTTCTTACTGCGGTATCCAAGATGGATGACATGGATATTCTTGTAGCAGCCCTTCAAGCCGCTGATAAAGCCTTTGAGGACAAGATGCAAGAACTAGGTAAATCTGCCACTGATGGTGAGTTTACTACTGCTAAAGATAAACTTGACCACTTGGTTAAATCCTATGCTGATGAGCATAAGGTAGACAAGTTCAAAGCCTATGCTGAAGTCTCGAAGACCGCAGAAGGCAAAGCCCTCATTAACAAATCCTACAAAGACAAGGAATAACTACTATGGCTGTTATGCAATCGCGCGACACGCGCACCTTCGAAGCTGGTGGTGATCTTTCCGCTGCTCAATTCAAATTCGTCTCGCTGGCCGCTGATGGTCAAGTGGACGTAACTGCTTCCGCTGGTGGTAATGCCATTGGTGTTCTGTTGAACAACCCTTCGGCTGCTGGCTACGCTGCTACTGTTGTAGTATCGGGTGACGTAATGGTTAAGGCTGGTGGTACGATTACCGCTGGTGACCAAATCCAGTCTAACGCTACTGGTGAAGCCCTCTTGGCCGCAACTGGTGATGTAGTCCTTGGCTACGCTCGTGAGAGTGCAGTTGATGGTCAGGTCATGCGTATCGAATTTATCACTGGCGGCAACGTAGCAGCCTAAGCTAATATCCTAAAGGAATAACTAATATGCCTCTATTGACCCCTAGTGCTGTTCACATTGACCAGCCATTGACTAACCTGACGATTGCTTTTAACCAAGAGCCTTCGAATTTCATTGCGGACCAAGTGTTCCCAATGGTATCCGTATCGAAACAGTCGGATAAATACTACATCTACAACCAAGACGACTCCAATCGTTCTGGTAACGTCAAGAAGTTGGCCCCGCGTACTGAAGTTGAACGTATCGGCCTGCAAGTGTCTACGGACGCTTACTACGCTGAGGTCTACGGCCTTGGTGCTGACTTCTCGGAGCAGGACTTGGCTAACGAGGACTCGATGCTTGAGACTCGCGCACAACAAGCCTATGATGTAGTAAACCAGTTGAAGATTCACCGTGAGCAACAGTTCGCGGATACCTTCTTCAAGACTGGTGTCTGGGGTACTGAGTACACTGGTGTAGCTAACGCTGATAACGACACTGCACCTGAAGTGACCCAGTGGTCGGACTACACGAACTCTACACCAATCGTAGACATCACTACTGCTCGTCGTACCTCGTTCCTGAAGTCTGGCGGCTTTGATATGAACACGATGGTGGTAGATGTAGAAACTCGTGACATTCTGATTAACCACCCTGACATCTTGGCCCGTTTGAACGGTGGTTCTACCATTACGAACACTGCTTTGGTTACTAATGCCAAGCTGGCTGAAATCTTCGAGGTAGAGAACTTCTTCGTTATGAAGGCTGTCGCTAATACTGCTGCTGAAGGCCTTACGGCCACCAATGGCTTCATTAGCTCGAAGAAAGCTATGTTGGTACACGGTCCTAAGCGGGCTGGCCTTCGTACCCCTGCTGCTGGTCTTACCTTCTGCTGG